TCAACACCGAAATCTGATGAAACACCAAACCCTCCTCCAACAACCAGTGGTCGTAGTGGGCAACCATCTACCACAACTACTCGGCGTCCATCAACGCCTGCCACACCAAAAATGACACAGCCAAGAAAAGTGATAGATGGCGAAGTATCGACAGATGATTTGAATAAATTTTCTGACGATCTTGCTAAAGGTAAAAATCCAGTAGCAAAAAATCCACAACAACAAGCTGCCATTGATAGAATTAAACAAAGAATGCAGGATATCACAAAGGAAAACTTTGTATTTCATCCCGTATTCGGTCTAGGAGAAATTTTAGTTATAAATGAAGATTCCTATGATGTTATTTTTGAACATGGCATTGAAAAAAATATTTCGGAAGTGGCGCTAAATTTTTTAGTAAATGAGGCATCTGATAACGTTGTGAACCAACTTCCGGTTGGGTCGGGTGCCTCTTCATTTAATAATGACGGAAATAATATTCAAATGAATCTGATGTTGATTGCTGATAAATCTGTTAAATTAGCTCAATTATTAAGTAATAATTCATCAACAGAAAATTGGGTTGAACAAAATGTGGAAAGTGCGTTAGATTACATAAATAACGTATTTGAATATCTAAATTATGGAAATCAAAATGTTGTTATAAATCCAACGATAAAAGAGCAATAAAATGGCAGAAGCTACAGCTACACACACCGGTAGAATTAAATCTAGTTCGCGTATAACAAAAGCTCTTCAAAAAGCTATTACGCGAGATATCGGTGTTGAATATAATTTTGAAGACGGAACGCAAGCTACAATTGAACCTTCTTTGGCCAAGAGAGCTTTAGCGTATTATCAAAAACTTTCGCCATTTGAAAAAGCTAAAGTAGCTAAAGAAATGCGAACTTCTTTTAAATCATTTCTTTCAATAGTAAAACGATAAGGTAAATAATAAATGTCTCAATTTAGTAATAACGATGTAGCTTCAAATTCAGTTTTATGGGCGCCAGCACAATTCAATAAAACTGCAAATTCTGCCAACAGAGATACTCTTTTCACCAATACCACAGTAAGTGCATTTATAACAAATCAAACTGTTGGTATGTTTGGCATCGATGTTGCAGAGGCAAATGTGTCATCTGGAAATCTTGTGTCTGGTATAATTACTTATGCTGGCACGGGTTATACTGCAAATGCAGTTGTGACTTTAACTGTTACAAATGGTGGAACAGGCGGTAGTGCCAATGCACAATCAAATTCAACTGGTAAAATTTCTGCGTTAAATGTAACTGCTGCGGGTTCTTCTGGTTATAAAACTAGACCAACCGTTGATATTGCTGCACCGGCTAATACTACTTTTAATGCTAATTCTGCTGTTTCAGAAGGTCCTAATGGCGGTGCTAATAGTGTAATTACTATCTCATCTGCTGGTTTTTTTGTTGCGGGCGATCCTGTTCTTTATCAGGTGTCAGCTACAAATACAGCTATTTCCGGTTTGACTAGTGGCACCACTTATTATATTCAATTTGCAAATTCAACCGTAGTTGCGTTGGCAAATACTCCAAATGGCGATAGAATCACATTAACAAAAGGATTGACACAAACCGGCCATGCTCTACGTGGAATGCCGGCTACTGGTGTTGTTGTTGTTGGCGGCGCAAAAAATAATGGTGTTGCACACGCTGGGTGGGTAATTCGCACCGTTGGAACCGGTGGAAGAGCGGGCAGAACGACTCATGAAACCTTAGTAGCTATGGGATCAATGGGTAGCGATGCATCCGACGATTCTATTTTTCCTGATGCATAATGACTAAAATATCGAAATTACCAACTGCAAATTCTGTTTCGGCCAACGATTATATAATTGTGTTGACAAATCCAACGACGCAAGCCGAAACAGAAAAAACTTTATTATCTACATTATTTTCAAACGTTAATATTATTAGTGTCAATAATTTAATTGTTGCCAATAACTACACGCCGGCCAGTAATAGTGTTACTATGACGAAAGGAACTTTGTTTTTTTCCAATACTCACCTTTACGTTGCTATTTCTAACAATGTTTTAAGAAGAATTGCATTAGAAACATTTTAATTTATGTATATTGAAAATTTAACTGAAAAAAACTATATTTTGTATGCTGCCAAATACTATGATAATGTCAATTGTAGTAGTACAAAAGAATTTATGGATGATCTAGAAAGAATAATATACATAAAAAGAATTTTCAACAAATATAAAAAAAGTGGTTCAATACAAAGACGATTGGTATTGAACCACTTGACTGTTTTATATAATGTTTTCAATTCACAAGCAATAACAAGAATTTTATTTCTTAAATTAAAAGACCATTGGTGTGTGTTAAAACCATTTTTATTATATTTAAATAAATTACCAAATTATGTAATGTGTATTGAAGATATAAATATTAATACAATTGACATTCCAATGGATGAAAAAATAATAGAAGTTCTGAGACGAAAAAATGATTAAACAAGACATAGACAATATACTTAATCTACACGGATTTAGAAAAAATATTCGTTTCCAAGATGACAAGGAAATGAATGATGTATATTGCTATGAATTTTTGATTAGATTTTTGACTCCCTATGAAAAATGGCCAGCTTTTACCAGCGGTGTCATAGATCAAAATGGTAATATTTTAGTAACTAGAAGAAGAATGAGTTATAGACAAATCAAATCATTTACAAAATTTGATTTGTTAGTTTTAAAAATAAGAAAAATTATTGAGAAATCCCCTCAAAATTTTTTCATTAAAAATATGTCAACTCAATCATTTTTGTCATCTTTGTTAAAGGAATCTGAGGTTCCTGTTAATGTTTCTAGTGGTGTGGCACAAAAAGATATACCTATGCTTTTCGTGAAACGTAGAAATCCATTAACTAAGAAAGAAGACGATAAAGATGGACGAATTATTAAACACAGCTAAGCAAATAATAGCAACAGTAGCTCCAACGGTGGCAACCGCTTTAGGCGGCCCCTTGGGTGGTATGGCTATGAAAACTATAATGACGGCTCTTGATATTGATCCAAATACAGATGAAAAAACTGTGTTAGAACAAGTCAAAAAAGCCGATCCAGAAATGTTGTTCAAATTAAAACAACTTGAACAGCAATTTGTTGTTCAAATGAAACAATTAGAAGTAAATGTGCAAGAATTGGAAGTAAAAAATTTAGATTCTGCACGTAATAGAGAGATACAACTTAAAGACAACACAAATAAATACCTTGCATATATAATTACATTTCTGTATGCAGTCATGCAGATTTGGTTATTGACTGGCAATATTTTACCACAAGAAATGAGGGAGATTGTTATGCGGGCGTTAGGATCAATGGATGCTATATTGGTAATGGTGTTTGGGTATTATTTTGGTTCATCAATCGATAAAATAAAGAAATGATGGAAAATAATACAAAAAATGTTGATGTACGTTTAACTCTTTTGGAACATGATTTAAACAAGGTGGCAGAAGTGTTAGCGAAGTTGGAAACAACATTAGAAAAATTAGTTGACGTGTCAACATCATTAAAACAAATAATAGCTATTCATGAAATGAAATTTACTCACAAAGACGAAGATCATGAACTGATGAAAACTCAATTTCTTGAACTTAAAAATAAAGTTCAAGAATTTGAGAAATTTCGTTGGTATGCGTATGGCGCATTTGCATTTTTTTCTTTATTGTCTCCGTTAATATATAAGTTCCTGTTCAAGATTTAAGCTTGACACACTATGGCATGTATGTTATAGTTTGTCTGTAAATATAGACAAACGGGGAATTATATGCCAAAATCATTCAAAGATTTTAATACAATTGCTGAAATTGATGATTATATTAAAAATCTTGTTTACATATTAAACGAAGTAAAATATCTTTGTGTCAATTATGGAACAATAGATGGCGCACATCACAAAATGTGGGTTATTGATCAAACTTTACGTCTTGTTGATGGTAGTGAATATGAAAACACAATAAAAAATTTATTGGAAGAATATGATATTGAGTGGGATGAGGGTATAGCACCGTGAGTGCATGGCTAGACAGAAAATACATTGATTTATCCTCTTCCGGATTGAGAAATTTTAAATGGAAATCTCCTTCCTTGGCGAATTGCAGTTGTCCACTGTGCGGGGATAGTATTAAAAATAAATTAAAAGCTAGATTTTATTTCTTTGAAAAAAATGATTCATTCAATGTTTACTGTCATAATTGCAATGCGAGTTTTTCATTTTCATCCTTTTTGAAAGATTTCAATATTGTTCTATATGGAGAATATAATAAAGAAAAATTTTTCGAGAATGCAACAAATTCAGAAATACGAAAAAGAGAATTTAATATAAACGAAAATTCTTTGAAAATTCCTGCTATATCTTTTTCAGATTCACGTATTTCAAATTTAAAAAAGATATCGCAATTAAAATTAAATCATAAAGCCAGAATTTATGTGGAGAAAAGGAAAATTCCTTCCTATTACCATTATAAATTATATTACGCACCAAAATTTAAACAATGGGTGAACGAAATAATTCCAGATAAATTTGATGCGACTTTTGATGAACCACGATTAGTAATTCCATTTTTTGATAAAAATAAAAAAATGTATGCATTTCAAGGAAGAAGTCTGGATAATAGTGAACCAAAATATTATTCAATTGTAATTGATACCTCATATCCAAAAATTTATGGACTTGATAAAATCAATTTCAATAAACAATATTATATTGTTGAAGGTCCCTTGGATAGTTTATTTCTACCAAATTGTTTGGCTATGTCTGGTTCCCATTTTGATATAGGGTTGAAAAATATAAAAGAAAATGCTGTTATAATTTACGACAACCAGCCTAGAAATAAAGAAATATGCACCAATATGCAAAATTGCTTGAAAAATGGGATGAAAATAGTAATATGGCCAGACAATATATTATTCAAGGACATCAATGAAATGATAATGAATAATATTTCGGCGGAAACAATTTTAGATATTATTAAAAACAATACATTTTCCAGTATGGAAGCTGAATTAAGATTAAAACAATGGGTAAAAATTAAATGAAAAATATTGAATTTACGAAAAATATTATAAATTTCAATAAAAATTTTTTAATTGAGTTAATCGAAAACGGTAAAAAAGAATATAGAGATAAGCAATATTCAATTCATTTTAAATATAATTCTTTTCAATCATATTTTGATGAAGATAGAAATAAGTGGATAACACAAGTGTCTTGTATATTCACCGATTCAGAAAAATATTATTTGTTTACATATATGGCAACACACTCTTATAAGTATGAAGAAAAATTTAGCCATTTCATAGGTAAACAATCTACTAAGACAGTGGCGTGCGTACAATTGAAAGGATAAAATATGTTTAAGCCGTGGCAACGTTTTTTAATAGGACTTTGCGAAATTATAGATGGATTTTCTGCTGTAGTAAGTCTAGGATTTTATCATTCAGTATTATCCTACTACATACAAAATAAATTTATTTCTCATAATTATTATGAACATTCTTTAATTAATGTGAGGGAAACAGATAGTGACTGAAATAATTCCCTCTTTGATTGAAAAAAATACAATTTACACAATGAAATATAATGGAGAAAATTTAATCAAATATAAAGGTAAGTGGGGAATTTCTACTAATAACAACCGCGATATTTTTTTTATCGATGATATTCACACCAGAAAATATGATGAATATTTCGATAATTTACAAAAACAAATGTCTCGCGTCGTAATATTTGTGGAACAATCATTGTTCGATGAAGATGACGTTGTTTACAGAATTATGACAGGCGAGGAGATTTATTATGATTACTGGAATTTTTGGTATTCAAAAATGCTGAAAAAATTTGGCCCATCCCATGAATTGATAAATCTTCAAAACTGTATCGAAGATTTCATTACAACATATTGGGCATGGGATGTTACCGATATTTTAGGTAACATTAATTCCGATGGCTAATTTAAATTGTGTATTGTGTTCTGGCAGAGGGTATTACAGTTATGATGAAAATCATGGTAAATTTTGTGAAAATTGTTGCCTGCACAATAAAGGTTTCTGGTTATTGAAAGAACATTACGGAAAAAACAATGGGAGATATTGTTGTCTAGCGGGATGTGGTTTCACTATTGACAAAGATGAATTGCCCAAGTATAATAAAGCCAATATGAAAATTAAACAATAAGGAATAAAAATGTCATTTGAGTATTATGATGATTATGCGTCATGTAAAATTATAAGCATGACGAAAAGTTTCATAAAAAATTCAATTAGTTATGCTGAATTATCCCCACAAGAATTTATTGCATATCAAGCAAGGGTCAGTAATCCAAGTAATCAGATGAACACTTTAACATCTGAAAAATTACTGATGTATTGTATCAAAAATAAACATTGGTCTATTTTTGAAATGTTTAATATCGGAATGGAAGTGAGAACTACACGAGACATTTCCCATCAAGCCATTCGTCATTCATCCCTGCGATTTCAAGAACAAAGTCAACGTTACGCAAATCCATTGGATTTTGATGATGGATTTGTTTTGAGAGAAGCAAGACTTCAAGATAATAAAAATAGACAAAATAGTATTTCTGTGACGGATGATGAATTACAACAAGAATGGAAACAACGTCAATTAAATCAAATTCAATTAGCAAAAGATAATTATCTGTGGGCTATTGAAAGGGGAATCGCTAAAGAACAAGCAAGAGTTGTGTTGCCGGAAGGATTGACTAAAACAGTTTATTATGTCAATGCCACACTACGATCATATATTCATTATATTCAAGTGAGAAATGATCCATCAACACAAAAAGAACATAGATTAATTGCCGAAAAGATGAAAAATAATTTACTCGAATATTTTCCATTTTTAGATAACCTGTAATTCTAAATACAAAATCAAGAAAAAAATAAAGGAAAATAAATGGTATCTATAGATTTATCAAGGGATTCATTGTTTGATTCCCTCGGGTTAATTCGTCTTCGTGAATCATATATGTTAGAACATGAAAAAAGTCCGCAAGAAAGATTTGCCTTTGTTGCTGAAAAATTTGGTTCAAATCCTGAACATGCACAGAGAATTTACGAGTATGCCTCTAAACATTGGTTATCTTTTTCAACACCAATTCTGTCATATGGAAGAACAAGAAACGGTCTACCAATCAGTTGTTTTTTAAATTGGATGCCCGATACAAGCGAGGGGTTAGTAGATACTTTATCAGAAACAAATTGGTTGTCAATGTTAGGCGGTGGCGTTGGAATAGGTATAGGTATTCGTGCCAAGGATGATCGTTCAACTGGCATTATGCCACACTTGAAAGTGTATGACGCTGCCTGTAGAGCATATCAACAAGGTTCAACGCGAAGAGGATCATACGCCACCTATCTTGATATCTCGCATCCTGACATTGAAATGTTTATTGAAATGAGGAAAGAGACGGGCGATCCAAATCTACGCGCGCCAAATTTGCATCATGGAATTAATATAACAGATAATTTCATGAGGATTATTGAAAAATGTATGAGTGATCCAAATTTCGACGATAGTTGGCCACTGATTAATCCAAATAATGGAGAAGTCAGAAAAATAGTTTCCGCAAAATATTTATGGCAGAAAATATTAGATGTTCGTATGGAAACAGGGGAACCATACATTCATTTCATTGACACATCAAATAGGGCACTTCCAAATCATTTAAAAGAAAAAGGATTGCGAATTCGTCAATCTAATTTATGCTCCGAAATAATGCTTCCAACAGATGAAAAAAGAACTGCGGTATGTTGTCTATCCTCCGTTGTCATGGAACAATGGGATGAATGGAAAGATCATCCATTATTTCTACAGGATGTATTGGAATTTTTAGATAACGTGCTGCAAAGTTTTATTGATAATGCACCGAATGTAATTGAAAGATCAATTTATTCTGCAACCATGGAAAGATCAGTTGGAGTTGGTGTATTAGGATTTCATTCCTATCTCCAAAAAAACAATATTCCATTTGAATCTCTGCATGCAATTTCTGTTAACAATAATTTCTTCAAGATGATGCAAGAAAAATTAAATGCTGCTAATTTATATCTTGGAAAAATTCGTGGAGAGGCACCGGACGCAAAGGGAACTGGTAAAAGGCTTTCTCATGTGATGGCGATTGCACCAAATGCATCTTCATCAATTATTGTTGGCAATTCTTCCCCATCAATCGAACCATACAGAGCAAACGCATACACACAAGTTACTCTGTCTGGTAAAAGAATTGTTAAAAATAAATATTTGAGTAAATTGCTTGTGGAAAAATATTCAGAATATAACATTGATGAAATTTGGTCTAGTATTATGTCAAATGATGGTTCAGTGCAGCATCTTGATTTTCTGACGGAACATGAAAAGAAAGTATTTAAAACTGCATTAGAAATAGATCAACAATGGATTGTTCTTCACGCATCAGCAAGGCAAAGATTTATAGATCAAGGACAATCTCTTAATCTATTTTTCAAACCATCAGTTAATATTAAATATTTACACGACACTCATTATCTTGCATGGAAATCTGGTTGTAAAGCCTTATATTATTGCAGAAGCGAAAAGGTTAAGGGTGCAGATAAAATTGGTAATAAAATAGAACGGCAGATAATTGCAGAACAAATTGGTAATGAACAAGCAGATAATTGTGTTGCGTGCGAAGGATAAATTGAAATGATTAGTAGCAGTAAAAAAATAAAAATGACCATGAGAAGGGAATATTTTAAACCATTCACCTATCAATGGGCTTTTGATGCGTGGTTAATTTCTGAACAATCTCATTGGTTACACACAGTTGTTCCAATGGATAGTGATGTTGCTGATTGGAATTTAAAATTAACGGATACAGAAAGATATTTTTTGACACAAATTTTTAGATTCTTTACTCAAAGCGACACTGATGTTGCAGATGGTTATGTTGAAAAATATATGCCATATTTTCCACAACCGGAAATTCGTATGATGTTATGTTCATTTGCTGCACGAGAAGCAATTCATATAGCTGCATATAGTCATCTTATTGAAACTATAGGAATGCCTGAATCAACATACGAAGAGTTCTATAATTACAAAGAAATGGTTGACAAACATAATTATTTTCAATCATTAGCTAAAAATGATGAGGAATCTATTACACAACAGATAGCGGCATTCTCTGCATTTACAGAAGGAATGCAGTTATTCAGTTCATTTATCATGTTGTTAAATTTTCAAAGACATGGATTGATGAACGGAATGGGACAAATTATAACATGGTCGGTTGTTGACGAAACTCTTCATTGCGAAAGTATGATTAAATTATTCCGCACTTTTATAGAGGAAAATCGTCATATCTGGAAAGACAAATTGAAAAGAGAGATTTACACAATTGCAACTAATATGGTGGAATTGGAAGACAATTTTATTGATCTGGCATTCAAAATGGGTAAAATGAGAGATTTAACGGCGGATGAAGTTAAAGAATATATTCGCTATATTTGTGACAGACGGTTAATTTCTCTTGGATTGAAGGGTATTTTTAAAATTAAGAAAAATCCTTTACCATGGGTTGAAGAATTGATTAATGCTCCGTCTCATGTTAATTTCTTTGAAAATCGAAGCACCGATTATGCAAAGGGTGCCCTGACAGGAAGTTGGAAAGATGTGTGGGCCACTCAATGAAAATTGTAAATTTTAATAATATTAAGGAGTTAGTAAAATGTCTGACGATGATTTAATTTTTGGAATGCAGAAATTGTATATGGCACATTCTGGATGTGTAAATATACCACATTCAAATTATATGAAAGCTCTTCTACATTATGTTCGCGAACATGATATGGACCAACTATCACAACAACCAAAGGAGAAACGCATTCCAATGCAACTGTGTATGGCAGAGGGAGATACTTGGTCTATAACACGTGTTATAGCTAATGATGGAACAATGTGGAGCCTTCATGGTGCTGGCACAAAATGGAATCGTCTTCCAAATGATGGAACAATGTGGAGCCTTCATGGTGCTGGCACAAAATGGAATCGTCTTCCAGAACTACCACAAGATTGAACAGAAAATGACAAATAAATTACCTTCATTTTTAGATTTTATGAGGAATGAAGCGGTGGTTATGGATGATGATTCTAATTTAAATAAAGATGATAAAAATTGGTATGGAATGAATGGAGGAAAACCATTTGATCCAAAACAACATGCACAAGAATTGGGAATGTCTCTCAATAGAATATCTACTCTTCCAACTGGCCATCATGTCTATCACACGCTACATCCGGACGAACCAGATTTACACACAATTTATGCGTGGCACCCACATGATAGAACTTCCCATATTACAATGAGTGCAATAACGACAGAAAATATTACACATTTACCTAAAAATTTACATGTTACCATGGTATCAACCACAGAAAATTCCACTGTTCGCGCTCATAAATTATATGAACATTTGATAAATGATCATGATGTTGTGTTTACTGCCCATACACAAACCCCAGGAGGGTTTAAGATATGGCAAAATTTATCAAAAACTGATGGAATTACAGTGCGTGCATTTCATCCGGATAGCGAAAAATTTACAGGGCCGATGAAATTAGATAGAGTTGAAAATACTCATGTTCCTACTAGTAAAAGTGATGGACAAGAACACACAGAAAAATATAGAATGCTTTTAGTTGCGTCTAAATCCACAAATTCACAACCAAAGGTTACACCACCAGAGGAATATTAATGAAAGAAAAATTTATAACATATTACATGAATATTGCGGAGGAAACAGCAAAACTTTCCTCCGCAATTCGTTTGAAGGCCGGTTGTATTGCCGTCAAAGACAATAGAATATTATCTATTGGATATAATGGAACTGTATCGGGATGGAGTAATGTGTGTGAAGAAGTAATTGATGGTAATCTAATTACAAAACAAGAAGTTCTTCACGCCGAAATGAATTGTTTGATGAAATTATGTCAATCACATGAATCTTCATTGGGCGCAACTCTTTTTATTACACATTCTCCTTGCATTCATTGTAGTAAGGCTATATATCAAGCCGGTATAAAAAGAGTTATATACAAACACGATTACAGATTACCGGATGGTATAAATTTTATTAAAAAATGCAACGATATCGTAATAGAAAAGTATGACGATATTATAGGGAAAAAACTAAATTTATAGGAAATTATTTAATGGAATTGATTGGTTCACAAATTATTCGTAATGAAGTTAATAAAAATGCCATGGGTGGAACGGAATTATCTGCCCTAAGTTTATTTGAAAGATTACCAAAGGATTTAATGGAGAATTTTCAAATAATTCATGGCAGAGTTAGAGAATTACACGATGACAAAATTCGTATTTGGACAATTCATGACACTGCATATGATCCGGAATGTAGAAAAATTGCTGATAATATTTTCTACAGCAAATTTCACAAAATAGTTTATGTCAGTAATTGGCAATATGATATTTTCAGAAAAGTGTTAAATTTAAAATACAGTGAAAAAGATATTGTAATTGAAAATGGCATTTCTCCAATGCCACTAATTCAAAATAAAGCCACAGACACCATTCATTTAATTTATGCATCTACGCCGCAAAGGGGATTGGGTATACTGGTGCCCGTCTTTGATGCTCTATATCGAAACAGGAAAGATATACATTTACATGTATTTTCCAGTTTCAAGATTTACGGATGGGATCAAATGGATAATGAATATGAACAATTATTCAAAGTGTGTGAAGATCATCCTGGCATCACTTATTACGGGTATCAGGATTACTCTGTATTGAGGCAACAGATGGCCAACTGCCACATCCTAGCCTACCCCAGCATATGGGAGGAAACGTCCTGTAGGGTTCTTATAGAGGCTATGAGTGCTGGTCTTCTGTGCGTTCACCCTAACTATGGTGCGCTTCCCGATACGTCAGGCGGATTAAACATCATGTATCAGGGAGATTCTGATCCAAATAAACATGCACAAATTTTTATTAACGTGTTAAATCAAACAATCGACAAAATTAAACAGGGAAATATTGACAATTATTTGAATTTTGTTAAAAATTACACGGACACGAGATTTAATATAGATAAAATAGCAAAACAGTGGGAATTTATGATGATTGATTTACTGAATCAATACCCAACTGTTGAAAGTAGAAAACAAAATAAAGCAATATTAACATTTTAAGGAAAATGATATGGAAAATGAAGAATATTCATGTAAATTATGTGAGACTATGTTTTCGGTTGAAATTACAGAGGAAGGTAATTTGGGTTTAGATATTGATTTTTGCCCTGTCTGCGGTAATGAATTACATGATGATGATGTTTCAAATAATGAGTATATTAAATTTATAGATACGGATGAAGATGATGAAGACGATGAAGATGAATAATGGTGCCAACATACAATAATCCGTGGTTTTATAAACAAAAACCATTTGAAAGTGATGATATAAACCAGTATGTTGCCTTCGTTTATATCATCACCAATAAAAAAAATAGAAGAAAATATATTGGTAAAAAATTATTCGTTTCTACCAACAGAGTTAATAGAAAAAATTCCAAGAAAAAAAGGGTAGTAAGAAAAGAGAGCGATTGGAAAAAATATTACGGAAGCTCTAAAACTCTGGCCATGGATTTAGAAAAATATGGTCATGAAAATTTCAATCGAACCATATTACATCTTTGTAAAACGAAAGCCCAGGCAACTTACCTAGAAGCAAAAGAACAATTCAAAAGAGGTTGTCTAGAATCTGAAAATTTTTATAATGAGTGGATTTATTGCAGAATTCAAAAATCTAACATTATTTAATTGGAATAATGCTTACAATATTGGCTTTCAGAAATGATCGCCACTGTTGTATATCTAAATCAAAAATACGTGCAACGTGAACAGGAAAAATAATAGGTGGGCCGGGTGGCCAATGTTCACGTGGCACGTATTTCAAATTTTGTGTACATGTCATATATCGTAGAGTTTTAAACCCCTTTTTATAAAATACAATATATGCAATGCCATCTAAATGTCTGTAATTAATTAATGCCATTTATCATGAAAATGTTTCTGGTTGCACCGTGTTAAGCATCATTAATTCATCATATCCGCCGATAAAATTTTCGTCAATAAAAATTGCTGGTGCAGTTCTGTGTGCAATACTATGATATTTTTCTGACGTGATATCCACGCCAATTTTATACTCAGTGAAGGAAACCCCTTTACTTTCAAAAAATTGTTTAGCTTTAATACAGTATGGGCAATCTTTAATTGTGTAAATTAGAACATTCATTGGGGTGTCTCCTTAATCTGTAAAGGTAATATATTTAGATATTTCATATGTTGCTACGGCAACTGCCGATGCAACATTGAGCGAACGAATTACTCCTAATTGCGGAATGTGGTATATTTCATTTGAAGTTTTTTGCATCAAAAATTCTGGAATTCCTTTATTTTCATTTCCAAAAACTAGGCATGGAATGATGTTTTTGAATTCTGTATTTTGTTGATGGGACAACAAACAAATCTTTTTCCTGATTTCGCTCAATTTTTTAGATGTAGATGTCTTTTCAATAAAAAATGGGTAAAGATTGTGTTCCAAACACATTTTGCGAAACTCGGCAAGAACGCAATTTTCATCACTGAAATCATCAATTACATGTTTAATATATTGAATATAATTATGTGCGCCAACAGTTCCGCGCGTGTCAACTTTCTTTTTCCCAAAAATCACTACTTTCTTTGCACCGAAAATGTGCGCCGAACGAATACTGTTTCCAATATTATTATCATATTCTACATTCATCAAACAAATTGCATAATTCAGTCGGTCTAATTCGGAAGTAGATTTTAGTTCTTCCACACTACACTGCTTTAATGAATCATGAACATTATATGACATATATTTAACCTTTCAACACTTCAACTTTAATTGTCTTACGTCCGTCTTTAATTATATCCAATTTCACTGCACAATTCAATGAAATATCAAATTCAACTCCTTTGACGTATGGACCACGATCATTGACGTGACTAATTATTATTTTATTGTTGTGTGGATTTGTTAAACGCAACTTTGTTCCAAATGGTAATTTCTTGTGAGCAATTGTGCAATGTGTGTATGGTCTAAACAAATCTCCATTTGCGGTCTTTTTTCCGTGTTTATACCAAGATGTTGTAGCATAATATGTTTTAACAACTTGAACATCTGAAGCATACGCCTGCTTATTTGCTGATAAAGAACAGATAAGCAGCAACAGTATTGCTGCAAATTTTATCAATGGTTTTCTCCTAAAAACAAAAGCGGCGGATGACCGCCGCTTCAAAATATAGCAATCTTGATCTTCGCTGTCAAGAAGAAACGATCCATGGTGGAGGATCAGTATTTCTCCAACTATGTATATGTTTTTTGCCAGTTATGTAATAATTGCGGTAATTTGTGACAGGATCATCGCTTATCTTATATTGATCATCCATAGCACATGGAATTTGTGTCATTGGTACAAGTGGAATTTTTTCTGGCCAGACTGATAGACATTCCATTAAATCGCTTCTGTAGTATGAATGATATTTTCCATAGCGTCTAGTGTATTCTACCATAAGAAAAACAAAATGATTATATAACCAGTCATAATTATACCCGCTTTCCCTACACCAAATTGCGCTAGGATGATTTACATGAGTTGCTTGTAGAAGAATAGTGTCTAGATACATATCTTCCATTTTAAATGATGTATACTTTCTATTATTTTTAATTGTTTCAATTTTGTTCCCGTCAAGAACTCTATGTGCAGTGGATAATAATTGTGCAGATTCTAGAATCATTTTCACAACATGTTTATCTACCATCCACTTAGCGGCTTGATGCGGATCGCCAGAAATAAAGAAAATATTCATTTTAACACCAATCACTTATTTTATCGAAAATTACACCAACTAACAAACATTTGTAATTTGGAATTTTCCATTTCTTTTTTATCTGGTTTAACAATTTGTATTGGCAGGAAAACATAATATTCATTAGTTTTGGTATTATACATTAATTTAACTTTTTCAATTGGACAATCTGTTCCTTGAACATAATTTCCTTTAGCTAATCTCTTTGCTGTTTCTTTTAACAAACAATAATGCTTAATATATTCAACACCTCTACCCTCTACCAAGTCGGAATTTGTGTAGATTGCCCATGCTTCACATTCAATAATATTATTAATAGATACTTGTGGGTGTTTTGAATTAGTCATGTGTATACTTTCACAAATTACTCTTTTCCAATAGAAATATTTCGTGGTAGTAATCTATTTGCCGATCTACCAAGATTTATTATACTCCAATCCTGAATTCCATAATATTGAATCATGCAATCTATTACTAAATTGATGTTAAATGGTTTACAGGAAAATACATCAAGATACACACTACCATCTTTATCCACGAAATGTGCAGTAATATTTGATGTTTCAATGAGTTGAACAATAGAATATCCTGCTTTATCAGGATCATGTGTGGCAAAATGTTCAATGAGTGGTTCACCATACGCAACCATGTCAATATCTTTAACTAATTGTTTCAAAAATAGTGCATGATTTTCTCTATCTGTTATCATATTAAAATCGGCTCCGCTTGCATCAACAATAAGATGCTGGCCCCAAAATTTACTCATTATAATTACCTCTTACTTCAAATTTGATTTTACATTTTGTCGGTTTGAAATAGTCTATCAATGCTGGCAATATATTATTTGGATTACATGAACCACACATAAAAGCATCAATAGCGCAATAACCAGTTTCTTGCCATGTGTGAATACTGACATGACTCTCTGCCAGTAATACCACACCAGTAACGCCGAAGTCAACACCGAAATGGTGCATGTGACTGAAAAGAACTGTGGCGCCACATATTTCCGCCGCCTTTCTCAATATGCTTTCTATTTCAGATATATTATTTAAAGTATTTTCGGAGCATCCCCAAAAATCAATTAAAAGATGCTTGCCTCCTTCCGGAACAACCATATAAAGATACTCCTAGTAATTAAATTAAAGATGGTGTATTTATTACCCAAAATACCCTTGTGTATTTTTTCTTTTCTTTATATTAGCATTACGATAAGCTTCTGCAACTTCATTTGCGAATCCATGATCCCGTGCAACTATGAATTGTTTTCCATTTGGGTGTGTCCAAATGCCCATATTTTTGATTTGTTGGTAATCATAAGGATTATTACCAGTTTCTCTATGATATTGAACAAATTTTTGAAACAAAGGATGTTCTGAAACCTTATTCAATCGCGACTCTTCTTCCTTAGTTCTGAACCAATGTTTACCATTAGCCAAATTATGATCTCTGATCAGTGCATCCACAAATTCTTCATGTTTAATTCCATCAGGAAATTCGGGTGTTTTTGTTAAATTCCTGAATTGTTTTTTTGAAATATCATCCACATGACCGACATCCGACCAATTATGGTGTTGTGTGTCATGTTCTAATAAAGGAGGAAAAATACCATGCTCATGATTTGTTATGAAGGAATTTTTTTCTCCTTCTTTTGGTACTAGAACGCGAAATCTTCTTTGAACATAATAGTCATTATTTTCATGATAATTTTGCATTTGCCCGAGAGACATTCCATCGTATTCATGTTTATCATGATATCTATCTAATTTAGAAGTTATTGCAATTTTTGTTCCGAAATGTATGAAATGATCCTGCCCATCTATTTTTATCGGAGTTGGATCGGAATGTTTAATGTATGCACGCGAGGAACCTACAGGCATATTTCCTTCAACGCCCGTAGGTTCCCCTCTCTCAGATAATTCTTTTATCTTTTTTACTATTAAATTTTTTTTATTTTTATGTGTATCTTTTTGCTGAATTATATTTCGTAATTCAGGGTGCAAAGATTCCATTATAACTGTCTTTACAAATTCATTGAAATTTTTCATCTATAAATAAATCCTTTTTTGAATTTATTTATACTATGTGTCAATTTTCCTTGCGTTGGGATATTTTCGTAATTCGTTTATATCTTGTAAAGTTGTGAATCTTTTATCACAATCTTGACAATGCCAATCTATACCATAAGAATTTGCAGATGTATCATAATTTCCATTTGAACCAAAATATTTGTAAGTTATATTTTCGTGTGGACATTCTTCCCGCAACTCGCATAATTGTTGCGTCAAAGAACTTATTTTACTGGTAATTTTATCATATTTTTTTCTAATATTATTTTGTTTCATCATCGGGATATTCTTTATATCTGTAATCTACAATAATTTTTTCAACTGCTTCAACTTCAACACATTCCACAAAGTCATCTTCATATTGAAAAGGCATTTCTTCTTGTTGTTCGGTTGCACCATAACTGTAAGTAACAGAATATAATCTACCTTCAAATTCAAAGATTAATTCATTAATCTTTGACCATCGAGTTGATTCGATATACTTATTCGAGATAAGTTTTAATACATCAGAATCTCCATATAATACTTCTTGTAATTCTTGTTTGTCAAACATTCGTTTGTTATATTTTGGCATAATAAAATTCCTTTCATATATTAAATTGAACCAAGCCAAGTTTTTGTTTTGTCTCCTTCTAGAGACATTGTTCCAAACGCCCAAAATACAGCAAATGGGTGAAATTCTTCTGTCTTTCGGCGTACTTTATCCACTCTAGATAATGCATCTTTATGAGTAGAATATGGACCAGCTAAAAAAGCAGTGCGGCCAGCATCTATTGCTGTAATATAATATTTTCTATTAGTCTCAGGGGGAGGATCGGCTACATCAACTATACGCCATCCCCATTCCCAAGCAGCGCCAGGAGTTATGTGTGTCCCTTTTGATTTATGCCATTGTTTAATTTTTGGTAGCCATTCCCATATCTCTCTTCGTGGAGAATGTGGTGCCCGGCATTGTGTCACTTTATAGAATTGACGGATATTAATATCATGAGGGATTAATTCATTCACTCCATGTTCCATAGTATATCCTCCAATAATTCCTGTGCTTCATATATTGGTGTATCAGAATTAGCACCAATGCCAACTAAAAGATCAACAATAATTTGACTAACTTTAATTTTATCAGATAGTGATAGATCATATGTACAGTTTTCTATAATTGGTAGAGCATCATCAGCAAATTTAATTAGTGCAGATATTTTCTTTGAAGTAATAGGAGTTTTCTCTGCAACACGTTCTTTTATTTTATCAACCAAACCAGCGCGAGCGGATTTTTCGTCATCATATGGCATTGTGCAATTTCCAACCGTAACTGAATGCCAATATTTACCACCATCCGATGGCCAAACACTACCACAAAAATATTCTCCCAAATACAAATGATTGCCTTGCCAATTCAATTTTCCAACAACCACTGGATCATCTATTAGAGTGTTATCCTCTGACATAATAAAATTTCTTTCATATATTAAAAAAATGGCTCGGATAGGAGGGGTCGAACCTCCAAACCTTTCGGTGCTTGATTAACAGTCAAGTGCGTTTACCAATTCCGCCATATCCGATTATTATTATTAAATTAGCCCTCTCCAAACATAATTATTAATCTGAAAATAAATTTCCATAAATTTGTTCGGGTGTCATTTATTTAAATCCATCCTATAGTTGGTTCACCTGTATAGCCATGCTGAAATACATACCAGCCAAAGGCTATCATACTACCGTTCTTATACGATTCTCTGTTGCGTGTCAACTTGACTCTTGAACTAAACACCCACAATTTCTTGAAGGGAATACTTAAAAATAATTCCTTTCTTGATTTAGATTCCAGTAGAGCTAACTTTCCAAAAATTGCAACTTTATCTGTTGCCACTTTTAATGAATGTTCTATAAATTGTTGGGATAAAGAAAATGGTGGGTTGGTGATAACATTTTCAACACAGTTAAATTTTGTTGTTGTTAGAAAATCGATTTCACCATGACCATAATTTCTGTCAATTAAATCAGAGGAAAATACATCATATCCATTTTTAATTAGAACTTTACTCATGGCACCATCGCCACACGCGGGTTCCCAAATCTTCCCGTAAAATACTTCCCTGTCTAATAATGCTTGTGTGACATATTCCGGAGTAGGATAAAAATCATCCGGGGGTCTTCCTTCGGAACTACCGACAATGCTTCTAGCAGTATTTTTTGTCATTAATATTTACTTTCGGTCCATTTATTTTTAAAATAATCCCAATGGCGAACATCTTCAATAGAGATTCCAAAAGAATATCCTAAAATATCGATATGAAAACATGGACCGGCGTGTGACATATTTCTCCAATTTAAATCTAATTCAATATAAAACAAATTAAAATTATCTTTATAGAATTTCACTTGAAAATATTTATTTTTACTCAATTTATAGGATTTTTCAATTATATTTTTATATTGAAAATCTAATTCTTTTTCTTTATAGAAATAATTTCTGATAGAAAATTTAAAATTAATCATAGTATTTCACCTTGATTTAATTAACAGAAATTGATGCTCTACAATTACTATCAAAAAAACCTACTTCCGGTTCATAAATATATTGTGAATTTCCGTCAACAATATATTCACGAATCTTGAATTTAATAATATATTTAATACCTATATTATCCTTTATGATTTTCTCATAATGAATTATTTCATTATGTATTCCAATAATAGTATACCCGGCATCTTTCAATGATGTAATAGTAATCATATCTCTATCCATTTCTTATTTTGAAACGGTTTGGTAAAATCATACAAAGTTGTTTTAGATCAAACATATAATCTGGCGCACTATGTGGAACAATATATCTAACATCCGTTTGGTAGTATTTCAAATCAATTTCTTGTATGCGTTCACTGAGGAGATTTAAATCTCCCACCTTGTCAGTATAACTAATTGTAAAAAAACTTACATTTTTTTGAACAATATTACCACACGGATCATAAAAATCAAAATAAATTGGAATACTCATATAAAACCCATTATATTAAAAAATGGTCGGGGCAGTAGGACTTGAACCTACGACATCCGGACTCCAAAGCCGGCACTCTACCCAAACTGAGTTACACCCCGATAAAAAACACATGAAATGTGAAAAAATAAAAATTACTTCAATATGTATATGACAAAAGACAAAACATAAGCAATAAACAACCCACAAACATCAAATTTATAAATCTCTATATCAATATACAAGCTGTTATGTTTACAGTTTAAAAATTTATAGAGAACAAATTTATGGAGGTAGTGCCCTGTGGAGAGCAAAACCACTATATTCCTTGGAATAGATATTGAAAATAAATTTTACATTTCATCATTTCATGTGTATTATGCTATAATACTACAGCATAATTCCGTTGTTTCTCAAAATGAGAATTTGATCCGCAGTCAATTTCACACGCGGAAGCAAATTTTTTGTAAGAATACTATCATTGGCATTTTGAAGAGAACTTTGAAATTCAAGTAGTTGCTGCTTGAAATTATCGATATCTTGCTCATTGTAAACACCGATGACTTCATAATCACTATTACGGTAATTATCCTTCAAATTTTTCTTGTAATCCAGAAGAGAAGAAATGTCTGTATTTGACATTGAAGTTGGATCACATTTACCGATAAATTGCTTGAAAAAGCTAATTTCCGATAAAAAAACACTTCTTTCTGCCAGTAGATCATCAATATGCTCATCATGATTTGCATCGCCAATCATTTTACGAAGAGACAAATAAACAGATTGAAGCTCATTGATACTGTCAAACATTTTAGCATTCTTCTCTTTTTGATTTTGAATTAATTTGTTGTAATCAGTGTTTTCACTGTTACCCCACCAAACCGGAAAAGAAATAGTAGTTTCAATTTCGCTGCGTAATTGTGAAACCTTTTTAGCAATCTCTTCACGAATTGAAGCTGCTTTACGTAGAGTAATAGTGGTCATAACAAATCCTTTCAAAAATTCAAATTACTAATAGTTTCAATCATCTGTGTTTTAATTATAACATTGCATTGACGTTTAATTTCATCAATTAATATTTTTCGCGCATCCCCATCATGATCTTTCCATAATTGAGTATGTCTATTAATATCTAATGTTATTCTGTTTTGGTTTTTCACCTTCTTGAAGGTGAAGCGAATAGTAGCGTATTCCTCGGTGTGAATCAAGCCTGTTCCTGTCATCATTACAGACTTTTCATCTTCTAATCTACCACTAAGATGAAAATTTAGGCTGTCAATTTCAACGACAACATCAGTCATGTTTTTTTAGTCTGTTTCAAAAATTCTTCATAGCAGGCTTCATAACCTTCCCAATTATCGACTCCATTATTTTCCAGAAGATTTAGAAATAATGAATTTTCAAGCAGAGAATTGTAATCTTCCAGACTGATTGTTATTTCGGCTGTTTGAGACATAATTTATTCTCCATATTTCCTACGTAATTCTATTTCTTTCTCGTGATATTTATTACTCACAAGATCATATATCGCCATCATAGAGTTAGCAAACCATCCTATCATGGTGGCTTCATCAACGTTCGCGTTTGGATTATATTTAATAAATAATTTAGCCCACAACTGTGCATCAGGATTGGCGCGGGCTTCTTCAAATTCCAAATCTTCTTTTTGTTGAATTTTATCAACATCTGATGTGATATTATCGCCCGGAGGAATATCTAAAGATTTACAAAGACGAATTCTCCATGCATCATATAATTCTCTATCTTCATATATTTCGTATTCAGAATATTTCATTATATTTTTAGACAAAATATCTAAAGTATCCAAATAGTCAAAAACTTGTTTCAATAATTCTGGTGGTAAAGTTTTTATTTTTGAAAAAAAATCAATGGGAAAATGTGTATTATCATAACCACAATAATACACAATTTTCATCACTGTATCCACTCTAATGAAATTATCCATCAGATTTTTTTTCCGCCTTCTTTAATTCTGTTTTCAAATTTGTGATCTGCCCGTTTATCATTATATTTCATTTTTTCCAAAAGGGCGGGAATGTCATCATAATACATTGCACCAATTGTGTCCATAATTCTAATGACACAATCAAATAATTCAACAGGAACCATTTTCCTGTGTGGAAGTTTATCATCCATTAAATTTTTACGATGACCTTCCAATGCCTCAGACAATTCACTGTGCATCAAGGCAATAACTTCGGGAATTGAACGTGTTGTTACTTGGCCCGTTTTTAAATCATGATACCAGCCAGCATTCCATGCTCTTCCGTGTGAAGCCTCCACTAAAATTCTAGTAGCTTCTAGAATTTCTGCATCTGTTGGAATTCTTTTTTTGACAATATTAATTTCCATATTTTTTTTTCCTTTCTTACCACAGTTTATTCATATTTCCTTTCATGAAATCCACTGCGCTCATTGTTTTTCCGTTTCTGTGATCTACAACTTTATCATTTTGAAATTGTATAGTTCTGATTTTATCGCCTCTTTCACCGGAACCAACTTGTTTCTGGCGAACATTATTGATTTTCGTGTTTGTATTTTCAACAACCATATTGCGAAGTTGTTCTATCATACTCTTTCGCGCATTGTCAAGACTATTTGTGCGACTTCGCGTTTGTGCTGTCGTGATTAATCCGGTTGGTTTATGTTTTAATCTACAACAAGTTTGCACTTTATTTCTATTTTGACCACCTTTACCGGTGCCAGAATACCATTGAATTTCTAAATCATCTTCATTTAATTCAAAGGTATTTTTATCTGGTTCGTTGTTCAAAACAGCCACAGTTACAGTGCTGGTGTGAACTCTACCTCTTTTTTCAGTTGGTGGAATTCTTTGCAGACGTAACCCCCCTGCTTCTTTTTTTAATTGATCGATGTTATCACCGATAAATTGTAAACACGCAAATCCGTGGCGTTTATCTATTAATTTGGTGAGTCAACCAATTTTTGTTGATAATTTCTGATATGCATTGAGCAAATCATCAACAAAAAGACAACTATCTTCGCCACCTTCTGCGGCTCTAATTTCTAAAAATAAATTCATTTCTACTCCTTTACTCTTCAACTTTGACATTTAATTCACCCTTCATCAAAGCAATCAAAATATCCTTCTTTTTTTTGAGATATAATGTTGCAGTTAATTCTCCATATGAAAACACCAATGAAAGCAGTGATGCAAAATACAGAAATTTATCGAATTTTAATTCCATATCATAAGAATATGATGAAAGAAAACAAATTGAAGAAATAAATAATCCCCCCATAAATGCGACGTATGTTGCATTAAACGGGAATAAAAGATCGATATTGACATAAATTGGGTCTTTCTGTGTTGCGTCAGACATCTATTTTCCATTCATTTTCATAAAAAAATTGGTGTGCCCGGCAGGACTCGAACCTGCAACCAAGCGGTTATGAGCCGCCGGCTCTGGCCAATTGAGCTACAGGCACCATTTGGCGCGCTTGCCTGGACTCGAACCAGGAACACGAGTTTAGAAGACTCGGGTGATATCCTTTTCACCACAAGCGCAATATAATATATATTCATGTAACGAAGGCTGT